TATTTGCACTAACTGAGCCAAAACTACACTATGTTCGTGTAGCACCAGAAAGCGACGAATACCTAAAGGTTTGGATTAAAGAACCTACATGGCTTGAAATTGATAAAGCCGTGAATAGTGTCATGCAACTGGATGCAAGAAACCAAGACATGAAATTAGATTTGAACTCAATGTATCGTTATATGGTTGATAATTTTATCGTAAAGACAGAGCCTTCGCTTACTGCTATTGATATTATTCGTTTGACTCCTTATATTGGGAATCAGATTAAAGAAATCCTACCAAATCCCTTTGATACTTTTTCGGGGGATGAAGAAAAAAACGAAGAATGAAGTCAGTATTGAGGGGAGGCAAAGCCGAACCCCATGAGGCTTCTTTAGTCGTTGTTTATACCTTAGCGAAAGCCTTAGCAATTAGTCCACTTGAAATATATAAAATGCCCGCTAGTTTAGTCATGGATTTATTATCTGTTGATTTAGCAGTAAAACAAATGGAAGCAGAAGAAATGGAGAAACACAACAAAAAAATGAGGAAGTGATTATTTGGATGTTGCGGCTTTAAATGCGTCTATCAGAAAACTCCAAAAAGTTTTAGACGGCATGATTCCTGTCATGTCTAACTATGAAACAGTTTTCCAAGGTGCTAATAAGGCAACAGAACAGTTAATGAAAACTAACTCTTCTTTTGCTAAGTCTATGAAGCCAGCAATTAAATCTATTGATAATTTATCTTATGCTCAATCTAAATTAGTGGATAGCGTAAAAGACGGAAAGTATTTCACAGAAGCAGGTGTAAGAGTTAATGAATATGGGCAAGCCCTTGCTGGTGTTGCTGGCGAAAAAATGGGGAACTTTAATAAAAGAACTCAAATTTTGACTAATACTGTTAATAAATTCGCAAGAGAAGGAAGGGCAGTTCCATTTCTTGAAGGTTTGACAGTTTATCTTAAACAAGGAGGAACTTCGTTAGAATACTTTGCTGAATTTTTAAGTTCAGCGAGAGAAGAATTAACTGTATTTGGGTTTGAGGCGGCTAAGGCTCGTAAGTTTATGTATGGGTTTTTACCTAGAGGAATGTTTAGAATAATGAATCAATTTTCTTCTACTATGCAATTTGCAGGTGGAGTTATCAGAAAAACTAGAGATAACCATAGCGGTTTAAATAAAGAATTAGAAAAATACAAGAAACTAGCGGCTGACCCAAAATTAGTTGCCTCAACTGACCCTCAAGATATTGAGGATTTAGAAAAAATAAAAGAAATTATTGCAGAATTAGAAAAAGAAAGTTCGCCCAACATATTTAAAAATGTGTTTAAGCAAATGAAAAAAGTGACCGAATTTTCGAAAAATCCAATTCAATTTAATTTTGAAACCGATAAATTCTTTGAAGGTATGAAAGAGGTTGAAAAAGAAGCAACTAAATTTGGAAAAATTAAAAATTTCTTTCGCATAACTCCTACTGTTGAAGATAAACGAGTTATGACTGGTCTTAAAGATATGTTTAAACAAATTACTACAAGGTCGTTTTTTAAACCACAAGCAATTGTTAAAGCATTAGTTAAACCAAAACAATTTAAAAAAGAAATCAAAAAAGCACTACAAATGCCTACATTACTAAATGTGGATGAAAGAAAAGAAGCATCCGAACTAGAAAAGAAAATTAAAATTATTAATAAGACGCTTAAAGGAGTTCAATATAATACTCCTGAAATGAAAGATATTATTGACAATGATTTTATTAAGAAACAAGAAAGCCTAATTGAAAAAGCACAATTTCAATTAGACTCTCTTAAATTAGGTGGAGTAGAAAACGGGGATGAAGTAGATAAATATAATGAACAAATTAAAAAATCTTCAGAATTTTTAACTCAATATTATTTGGTTAATCAAAGAGTTGCAGAAAGTGAAGAAAAAATTGCTATAATAGTTAATGAAAATAGATTGAGAAGAGAAAAACTTCAAGAATTAGAAGAATTAGAACTAAGAAATGGAAATTTAACATATCAACAAAGAACTAGACAACAAAAGATAGAACAAAGGCTTGCTAATGGTTTGGTAAGAGAAACTAATGCTAGAAGTTCTCTTGCTGATGCAAATGAAGAATATAGAAAAAGTATTGAAAGTGTGTTGTCCACTACAAAAGAGGATTTAGATAAACTAAATAAAAAAGGAAAAGAAAACTACACAAAACAATTAAAAAAATCAGCAGAAGAGTATTATTCTGCTTTTGCTAGTGTTCTTCCTATTATTAATAAAACATCTTCTTTTGGTTTAAATACCAGTAAAGAAGTATCGGAAGCGACTAAAGAAGTCTCTAAATTTGAAAAACAATTAAAGATAGCGCATAAATCGGGAGATGCTAGTCTTATCGCTGATGCGGAAAATGAATTAGCAGATGCTAAACAAAGAGTTTTGGATGTTACTAATAAATCTATGAACAAAATAAAAAATTATACTGGTATTTTGAATAGTCAAAAAGAACTTCTTGCAGAAGCAAAAGAGAAAATGGATAAATTTTCACTTGTTCCCGATGATTTAGAAGAAGGAAAAAAAGCATTTGAAGTTCAGGCTGAAAATATTCAAAAAGTTGTTACTGCCCATGAAGGCTATCAAGAAAAATTAGAAATATTAGATAAACTACAAGAAAAAATAAACTCAGCAAAGGGGAAGACTGGGGCAGGATATGGCGAACAACTTGCTAAATTACAACAACAATTTAATGCAGTAAATGAGGAAGCAGAAAATCTAAAAGAAATAGCAAACCAATTTGGTGATGCAGAAGAAATTATTCGTCTTAACGAAAATATGCAAAAATATGAGAAAGAAATCAGTAATGTAACTGAAAAGAAAAAAGAACTTCTTAAGAGCAATAATGCGGTTGCTTTCCAATTAGAAATAGATTCAATTAATGAAGTTATTAAGAAGAGAAAGGAAGAAGTTAAATCCTTAAAAGAAAAAATTGCTTTAAATGAAGAACAAATTAAAACAATTGAAGAATTATACAGTATGGGAAGCATTACGGAAACAGAAAGGGATGAAAGAATTAATCCTTTGTTAAACCAAAACGAACAAGCCAAAGAACAAATTAAAGGTAAAGAATCAGAAATTGCTACAAAGGAAGGAGAAAAATCTAACGCTAAAGATTTGTTGAAAGAATTTAAACAAATGCGAATGGAAAGCCTTAAAAATCTTCTAGGTAAGCATAAGTTCTTTAGGACTTTATTTAAGGTCGTTGATTTCTTTAAAATGATGAAACCAGTCTTAGGTATGCTTATTCGGGGATTGGCTATGTCCTTTGTTTATCTCAATCTTGCTATTGTTGCGATATTCTTGATTATTAAGAAGGCTTGGCCTGTTGTTTCTTCTGCTTTGGAGAAAGCATTTGGAATAGTAAAAACTTTCCTTCCGTTTATCGGTTGGATGATGGCTTCATTTTCTCTTATCAAAGAGGGAGTTATTGATGTTCTTAGTGCATTCTTTGGTGATGGTGGTCTTGAAAGTTTGATTGATGGTTTGGTTAAGATAGCAGTAGGGTTGCTTGGCGTTGCTGTATCTTTCGGATTAACTGTTCTTTCACTAGCAATTGTTTTTATTGGGACATTGACGATGGAACTTTGGACAAAGGTAAAGGATTGGTTTATAGGAACAGTAACCGATATAAAACAATTTGCTAAGAGTATTGCTGTTATTTTGGGAATTGTTGGTGTTATTGTCGCTCTTATTGCTGGCGCACCTATTTGGTTAGCGGCAGTTATTGGTTTAGTCATGTTTAAGGTCGGAAAATGGTTAGTAAGAAAAATGAAAAAGATGTTTGGTTTTGATTTCTTTGCAGATGGAGGGACTTCTCAAGGAGGAATGGCTGTTGTTGGTGAAGAAGGGCCAGAATTAGTTAATCTCCCGAAAGGTGCAACGGTATTTAGCAATAAGGATTCTAAGGCTATGGTTGGAGGAAAAACACAAAATGTAGTAAATAATTTCAATATTACTGTAAATGCAAAAGATACCTCACAATCAGAAATGAGAAGAATAGCAGATATGATAGGAAGAGACATTTCTGCTAAAATTAACAGAAGCACATCTTCCAGCACATTGAGGTGATATTAATGCCCGATTATTATGCTTATCTTAAACTAGCACAATTTGACGATGAAACGAGTATAGATGTAGATACATTTCCTTTAAGAGTAGTGTCGGCTAATTTTTCAGTTGATAAAACAATTCCTAATATCCCAGTTCCTCTTAGTGGTTTATTTACAGGCGAATCGGTTACTGCTGCTTTAGATTTAGGAATGTCAAATAAAAGAGTTTCATTAAGTGGTTTTATTTTACCTATGGAACTTAAGAGAAGCCATAGCGGAAGCACAGCAATTAATTTTACTGCCCATGAAGTTGCTCAAATGATTGCTTCGGGTGTAGATTCAACAGGTTTAGCAAGATACCAAGCCATTGATGAATTAGTGATTTTAATGCCTTCAACAGTTGATGAAGATTATAACGAAGTTGCTGAAAGAAATATTCCATTTACCTTCCATGCTAGAGGTGCTGCGTTGAGTTTAGATAATAAAAATGTGGTTTTACCTTTTTCTTTCCCTACTACTGCCGATGTAAGCGTTGGAAAATACAAGGGCTTAAGAGGATTTATTTCTAGTTTTGGTTTTACTTTTAGTGGAGAAACTTTAGAAGTTGAATTTACTCTAGATTTTACTATTGCGAGTGTATTGGGCTGATTTTATGGCGTATTCTATTTTTGTCGGAAAACAACGCTCGCTGGTATTTCCAGTTATGTGTAATGGTTTTTTAACAATTGACTACTCTAAAAACATTGTTGATTCTTCTGCTGATATTACTTATGGTCTTTGGGATTTAACTGGAGATTTTACTTTTGAGTGTATTTTTACTCCCTATGAAATAAATGGTTTTGGAACACATAGCAGTAATGGAGATTTATATGCTCCTACTTCTAGTGTTAATGGAAACTTAAGAAAAGAAAATCATACTGATGGAAACGGTTATGTGTCAAACAGTAAAAAAATAAACTCTGGATTAGAGCAATCTATTTATGATGCTTCAACTGAAAATGACCATGAAAGCGAATTATATCTTTCAAGAAATAATAGATACTCCCACGAAATGAGAATATTTCATAGTAGTGATTTACAAATCAGTTTGCTAAATAACACTCTACACAATGAAAATAGTCCAGCCAGATATAAATTAAAAGTAGGAATTAAATTAGGAACTGACCCTATGGAGTATTTTACAAGCGATGAAATCATCTATCCTAATTGGGGTTTTCAATATAACTATAATAGTGGGAATGATATTAGAACATATGATTCAACAAATAAAACTAAATATAGACAATTGGGAATTATTACAAGCGTTAGCGGTTCAACAATAGGGTTAGCGGGTGCAAGTAATTATTTGTTTGGCGGGGATAAAATTGAAGTATTTACCAAACAAGGAAAAGACTTTATTTCTTTAGGAACTGTTAATCAAGCAAATGCAAGTGATATTGTTTTAACCAGCACTCCAAGCATTACCTTGACAACAAGTGATTTTATTTTCGTAAAAGCAGAACAAGAACCAAACTATATCAATAATTTATATCATATTGCTTGCACTTATTCAGAACAGAATAAAAGCATTTCTTTGTTTTTTAATGGTAATAAAATACTACAACAGAAGTATTCTGGTTCGGGTTCTTTTTCTTTAGCGGAGGAAGATTTTTACATAGGAGCAAACGGAACAGGTTCAACGGGCGCAGGTTCAGCACAGACCAACAATCAATTCATGGGAGAATTGCATGAACTTGCTATCTTAAACATTAAGAAAAATGAATTTAATGGAGTAAGTAATTTATTACCTAATTATGATAATACTGTATTATATTTACGATTTGAGGAGGTGGACTTATGACTGTTGATTTAAGCGACACAGCAAATGCCCCAACAAATCCTGTTTTTAGTGATAGTCTAGGAGCATTGAATAATAATAGAATATTTACTGCTATTGGTGCAGACGATGGAGATGTTTTTATTCCTAGATATTATAAGGGAGTAGAAGCAGAATATTCTAATTTACAAACCACAAAAGGTTTTAGAATAAAATGTTATGATGCACTTACACAAGAAGGAATACAATTTGATACACCAACTTATTCATTTGACCTTTATTATTATTTTGTTTTAATTTATTCAGATGATGACACTAAACACCACTTCGCAAGAATAACAGAAGTTATTACAGAAGATGAAGAAGGAGATGCTTTTGAATTTGAACCAAAACTAGGAAATGAAATTCCTAAAAATACAAAATTTATGATTATTCAAGGCCACTATAAAACTGGCCCAACTATTTTAGCATTTTCGGGAGGAATACTGCAAAATAGTCTTAGTTTAGATTTAGCAAATAATTTAAATTGTTCAAGGCCTTTATTTTACTTTTTTAATGATTTGTTAGATAAGCCCGATGAACTAAATCACAATACCAAATATTATGCTATGCAAAGATTTGGTAATGCTGGTTCTTTTACATTTAATACAACAAATGCAGTTGTATTTAGAACAGTCCAAGACTTTGGAGAAGTTATTAAAGATTATAGTAAATACTCTCATTTTGTTTCTTTTACTGATAAATTAAGAGATTTAGATGATACTACTACTGGGTCTATTACCACTAATGAAGGTAATACTATTACTGCTACTTCTAATTTATATAACAAAATGTTTCCTAACGCTAGAAGAGAACAAGATGATTATATTGCTGGTTATCAAGAACATACTGGCCCACAAAGATATTTACATTATGATTTTTCTCCATTAAAGGCAAACTTGGTTTATCATGTATATGACCATATAAATACAGAATCAATTGATGGAAAGGCTGGCTTTTCAGAAACTAGTATTATAGACAATGCTAGAATTTTACCTAAGAAAATTGAAGAATTTTATGAATATAGGGTTAGAGATAATATACATCAAGGAGATTTAGATACATTTTATCCTCTCAAAGCAAAATACAAACAAACTACTAGCACGAATGCTTTTGACTTCTATTGTGACTATGACCTACAAACAGTATTAAACACAGGAGATGAAGTTAAAATAGATGATTACATCATGCTTGTTTCTTCGTTTGGTGGGTTCAGCAACAACACTCAGAACATCGTCTTTGAGTCTGTTGCGAGACTCCCCACCGATGCTCTTTTTGCATCTGTTAGCGTTTCACCATCAACCGATGCCGTCCTTTACAGGCGAGCATATAACGCAAAAGACAGGACACTTATGCTTGATATTTCCTTGCTTAATGGAAGGTTTAGCAAGATGTATATTGCATTTAGCGCATTGAACTTTAATGGTATTTTTGCAGATATTACTGCTTGTGATGCAACTAAAAATATGATTACTTTATCCTATTCAAAAGACTCTTATAATGATTCTGCGTTAAATTATTTGACAGGGCAGTATTATTTGTTTGTTGAAAGATTTAATGGTGAAGTTGAAAACATAGAGTCCACTAAAGAAGATGGACAAACTATTATGAAAATCCAAGGAAGAGATAAGTTTAATAAGTTGCTTTCTCCGATTATTAACAGAAATATTCTGTTTAGTCAAGATGTTATTTATTCTTCTAACAGCCCATATAATAAATTATCACAAATTGATTCAACCAACTTTTCTCTTGATATTGGAGATACTAGTCTAGCAACAGGAGTAAATGTTGCTGACTTTGATATTTTGCCCGTTGCAGGAAATAAACTATTTACTGCTAATGGATATATTGGAGAAATTTTAACTGCTACTGGCGACCCTTTGACTATTACTTTAACTAGAGGAGCATTAAGTCAAGTTTATTCCGAAAAAATATATGTTGAGACAGAAAAGAACTATATTTTAAATAAAGCATTATCTTCTTCTCAATATAATTCTTTAAATCCTACTAGTTTAACTGGCTCTGCTAATAAAGGAATTATTTTTACTTCAGGGAAAAGTTTAACAGGCTCTTCCGAAACTACTGAATTACCTAATACTTCTAATTCTACAAATACTGAAGCAATAGGATATGATATTTTATATCCTTCTTCTATTGACAATGACTATAAATTTCAAACTAGACTTTCAAATACTGACTTAGATACAATTAATACCTTAATAGACTTTGAAATTGTTTCAGTAAATAACAATGAAAATCTTTCAGAAATTACCTTAGCCCCATATATTCCTATTACTTTAGGAAGAAAAATTGCTAATTTTGAAAATAGTGAAAGTTATACTTTAACAGAAATTGCCGATTTGACAACTGTTGGCGGAGCAAATAATACTAGAAATAATATCTTAGAGGCAACAAGTGATGGTATTAAAAATCTAAATGTAGGGGATGCCGTTTTTGTTGGAGAAGATACAGAAAGTGCAGTTTTTGCAGGATATGTTGTTATTCTTAGCATGAAAAGAGGAACGGCAAACAATAATAATTTAGTATATTTAGATAGAGATTTTACATATAATTTAAGTATATATAAAATATTTAAGGCTGATAAAGACACGCATGATTTATTTTTTGTTAATGGGGCGCATTTATGGAACAGTAAAATTTTAACAATTCCTCATCCCAAAATCACTTCTTCTGGAGCAGTTCCTTTAAATTATACAAATTGTTGGGATTTAGATAATACTGATATTAGTAAAAAATACGGACAACCTTATTATAGGCTAATGAGTAAATCTAAAGGAAGTTTTAATCTGACTAGGAAAAAAAGGGTTTCCCAATATTCTAGTTTCCAAACTTATCCAAATACTTCTAAATTAAAATATTCTTCTATTGCTTATAAATTTAAACCAAATATTAATTCCGATAATAAAACCTTTTACGATACAACTGGAACAGGTGATGATATTCATGCTGATTTAGATATGAGAGGTTTTGGAAGCGCACTTGGTTCTTTATTTCAAAACTTACAAAGAATAAGAAAATATGTTGCATCTGAAGATAAATACCCTAACAAAACATCTGCATTTGTTCCTGAAATTGACTCTCTTTTGGTTACTTTAGACCAACTAAATACTCCTTCGGCTACCCTATTTATGTATTTAAATTCTGATTTACTTCCATACTCTTCTTTAAGGAATGATAGTTTGATGGATGGTAATAAAACAATTAATTCTTACAACTTATTTTTATTACAAGAAAAAGAAATTATTGATGAGAGTTTAAATTATAGTAATACTTCTTCAGGTAAAAAATTGGCTTTAAGTGATAAATCTTTTCAAACTATTTCTTTTAATTCAGAAAGAGAAATATCTTCTCTTAAAAGATTTGGAATTATGAGATTAACTGAAATTTGTTTTGATACTCATTTTAATCAATATAATCCTGAAAAAGGAAAGGTTAAAAATGAAAACTATCTTAAAGGATTTTCTGATTTTAAAGGAAGGACATTTACTGATTTAGCAAGAGCAATAGATATTGCTAGCACATTAAGTGCTAATAGTGATGAAATACACATTACTGGTTCTGCTATTTCTCCCGCACCAACAGGAGAATTATATGATAGTAATTACCAATTTATAGGTATTATTTCTAGTTATTCCCATCCAGTTATTACTTTACAAACTGATGCCTATTTAAATGAAGAAGGAACATTTACAAGTGGTAATTTATTTGTTTTAGATGATGAAACAACTATTTTCACAAGAGGTGCTAAAGATGATACCTTTATGCAACAAATGACACCTCATATTCAAAAAGGAGCAATTATTACTGCAAACTATCAAACAGATACTAGTAATAATTGGTATAGTAATAATTTTTCAACTACTTTATCAGGAGTTTTTTCTTCTTCGGATGTTATTGCTACGCCTATAAGATTTCTATATGCAAATACTAAAAGTTCTTTATCTTCTACAATCAGACAAATGCCTTCTCGTCCAATTTATCAATATTTCGCAAGTTCAGGAAATATTTTTAAACAGGGGATTGCCGTCATTTTAGATACTTATAACATTGAAGATGGAAATACAATAGACATTCAAACAGGAACAACCGTTGGATTATCGGGAGATGCTATTAAACAAGCAGATGATGGTTCTTTTTATACTGATTTTTTAACCTTACAAAGCGGAACACATTTTGTCCAATACAAATATCCAGATTTAACAGCAAATACTTTAGTTGCTTCGGGAAGTGGCCCATATGAAGCAACAGGAATAAGATTTGGAATAAAACCAAGATTTTGGTTTGAATCTGGCGACCATGAAACAGTAGTGACTGTTAAATCATCAAATGGTGATTTATATAGATATGGACTAGATGTATTTGCTTCACAGAATGCTTGGATAGATATGATAGACTTAACTGGTTGCTATTTAGTTTCGGAAAGTGGTTATAACACTATTACTCAAACAACTATCACTACTGGAACAGAATCATTAAATACTGGTAATTCTATGCATGGGGTTATTCCCGAAGAAATAATTTATATTGTTTCTCACGAAGTCGCCAATTCTACTACTATTCAAACTAAAAACTCTTTGGGGACACCAGTTAATGCAAAAAAGCATATAATTATAACAGATAAGACCTTAACTGATGCAACTGCTTATAGAATACTTAAACCCAACGAAACTACTTTTTATAACTTTACTCCCAATGAAATTACTTTAAATATGCTTTCTCATGGATATACTAAAATGCCAAATGACAATAAAATGTATGACATAAATCAAGATATTGATATTTTAGAAGGATATAAAGGTGATAACGGAAATGGCCCAAGAAGAGAAGGCTTTTTGTCAATGTATGTTGCAGTTGATGTAGATAAACAAAGTTCAAATGAAGATTATTTAGTCATTAGAAAAGCAAAAAACTTTTTAGATATTCTTCCCGAAGGAGAACATTCATTGTATCTAAGCGATGGGGATAATAAATATTCTTCATCTATTTCTGTTTTTGAAAATAAAGATTATACTACTGAAAAAGAAATAGGTTTAAAATTTTCTGAAATAAAAGAACAACATGGTATTGTTAGTATTAGCGAGCCTTTTACTATTACTACTGTTAATACTTTAAATATTTCTCCAACAAGAGCCTGTATCGGAACATCGTTAAATATTGGTTTAGAAGGAAAAGATATTATTAATGAATTAATGGAGAATGAAGAGATTTCGTTTAGCCTAGATTCAAACGATGATAGCCCATTATATCTCAGTCCCAATTATCAAGGTGTTGATTTGTTTAGTGCTATTAATTTTGTTCTAAATAAAAAGAACATGAAATTAATAGAAGAAGATAATGTGTTTAATGCAGTATTAAAAACAAATGCTGATTATTATACTAATATTCTTATTAATGATAGTGATGATTATCTTATTAGTGAGTTTGAAAAAGTATCAACTCTTTTTGATTACTATAATGAAATTACTGTTTATGGTAGGCAACATAAATCAGTTAGAAAGGATTTAAAATCTATTCAAAAGAGAGGAAGAAAATCATTTGATGTAATAGATGAGTCTCTTTTAACTCAAGGAGAAACAGATAAAGAAGCATCAAGATTATTAAGAATACATTCTACTCTAAATCAAAAATTAGTTTTAACAATGCACAGTAAGGGAATAAGTCAATTAAAAGTCGGAGATATTATTCAAGTTGAACTGCCTCAAGAAAATATTCCTTTGAGCACTTTTTTAGTTTTAGAAATGAAATATAATTTATCTGGTTTTATTAAATTAACACTTGGGAGATATAGCAAAGATTTATCTGATACTCTATCTGGTATTTTAATTTCAAACCGAAATACAAGTGCTTCTTTGAGAAGTAAGGATTTAACTAGTGATGAAGTATCTTATGATTTCTTAGACACTATTAAATTAAAGCCACTAAAACTTAAAATACGCAAATCAACTACTTCGGGTGGGGGTGGACTTGGTTTTACGACACCTCTAAATACTGGTTCACAATCACTTGGATTTAACGGCGGAACGACTACAATTACTGATATTACCGAGGTTGATTTAACATGATAACAGAAGCAGGAAAACAGGTTATTGCTGAATACATTCAGAGTATTATAAGTTCTGGAAAGGTAGGAATTGGAGGAAATTCTACTAATCCTATTAATAATGATTTAGATTCTCCTTTATCTGGTGCGACTGTTGTTAAAGCAGTTTCAACCAATAATAATATAATGGAAATTAAATTAAGCATTTCTGGTAATACTATCCAAGGACAAGTTATACGAGAACTAGGTATTTTTGATGATGCTAATACTAATGCAGACATTACTGCTGTTTATACAGGAGAAGATAATATGTTAATTAGACAAAATTTTTCAGGAGTTGGCCCTTTTTCAACAAGCGAAACATTAGAACTATTTCTTATTTTAGAGGTGGAATGACATGGTAAATAACCCAAACTATTACGGACAAAGCACAACAGGCACGACCCCAACGCAAATACAAGATGGAAATGATTTTCCCCATACTGGGTTAATTAAAACCTTAGCACATGGTATTCTTGGAAACTATGTTATTAGTGGATTTAATATTACTCCTACTGGTAATAATACAGGAACAGTAAGTGATGGAGTGATTAGCCGTGAAGGAAAAATAGAAACTATTTCATTATCTCCCAATACCTTTACTATTGCTGGTAATTCAGGAGGAACAACATACAGTTTGCTAGTAATACCAGCAAATAGTAATACTACTCTTGCAGTAAGAGCAGGAGGAATTGACACAGTAGCAGATATTGATTCAGGAGATACTGTTATTGCTGTTTTAGGAAATGTAAATGCAGGAGCAAGTGCTTTTTTGATTCAATATTTAACTTATAGTCCTTCTTCACGCTCATTAAGTATTGCTTATGATAATTCTGGAACTTATACAGAAGCAGGTAAATTAACGGGTGATAACAACGGCATTACTATGACAGGACTTTACAAATTAGATACCTTACCAACGGTTACTCCTACTCCTGCTACTGATGATAAAATTATTCTTCAAGACACGGATGACTCTGATATTATCAAAACTGCTACTGCTCAACAAATTGCTGATTTGTCGGCTTATACTAGTTTTGATACTGATTTTGCAGGAAAAACCACTAGTGATTTAACAGAAGGGACTAATTTATATCATACTACAACTAGAGTCATTGATGCCGTAGAAGCAGAATCAGCAATAGATTTAACAGGTTCATTAAGTGTTGCAGGAAATGTTGTTTTTAATGAAGCAGGGGCTAGTGTTGATTTTAGAGTTGAATCTGATAATAATGTCAATATGTTAGTTGTTGATGGAAGTCAAGATGGTGTCGGAATTAATGTAGCGTCTCCCGATGCAGAACTTCATGTAGATGGTGTTTCTAAAACAAAAGGCTTAGTTGTGAATGTAGTTGAACAAACTGCTTCGCCTCCGCCATTTAATACTTATGATATTACAGATGAAGATTATATTATTCTTGCTTCGTTAGACCCCATAGGAAATAACTTAACTTTAAATTTGCCTTCTGCTTCTTCTGCAAGAACTGGACAAATTTATAGATTAATTCTTCCTGTTACTGGAACAGGAAGTTTAACAATTGATGTTCAAAGCGGCGACCAATTGTTAGATAATACTAGAACCCCTCTAACTACTGCCTATGAGATTTTATCACAAACTACTCCAACAGGGGCGGCTGGCGATATTTGGGAAGTTATTTGTTTAAGCGGGACTGAATGGATGGCTTATAAATTGTGAGCATTTGACTCAACAATATCAACTTTTGCGTTGCATTCATTGGCCGAGATTGTAGCCTTTGAATGCAAGGGGTCGCCTTTCTAAGATGCGAAAATGCTCTCATTTAGCCCAACAAAATTAGTAATAAGCGAATTTAAAATAGGCCATAGAAAAAAATCCAAAAAAAAAGGAGAGAGAGCATACGCTCCCTCAATTTGTTTTTTCCGACCAAATGGCTTTACAGGCTCGGCATTCCCATAATTTTATCTGTTCTGTTGAACCGACATAAAAACCAAGAAGTCTTCTTGCTACTGTCTTTTCTTGACAATAGAAGCATTCTTGTTTTAAAGCCATATAATCACTTTCGGCTTTCTTCGCCCATCAAACGCTTCATGTATTCTTCAACGCTTTCATCGGTGATATTAGTTCCACCGAATGCTGCGAAGAAGAGAAGCATTAAGATGATTAAGAAGAAAAGCAAACCAATCCATTCCCAAGTCGTCATTACCAACTCACCTCCAAATCTTTGTGTTCTCCATGTTCTAAAGAAAAAGCCTTAACAATACCATTATCCTGTCCGTATTTCCAAAGGTCATAAACTAACTGTGTGTCTTTCATACAATACTCAACTACTTCATCATATTGACCCATTTTCCATAATCTAGGTGCATCAGCACTTTCCATTAATTTGGAATCATTCATAGTGCATTTAACAAGATTTTTTAATTGAAATCTTTCACCATGTTCTTTCATAAGGATTCTTGAAGTATCAATAAACTGTTCTTCTTTGATGTATTTATTAATGCAATAAATGTCCATTGAGTCCCGAAGAACGGGTAAATCAAAAGCCTTAATGTTATGTCCTAACAATAGTCCTCCCTTTTGAAAATGATTATCTAAATCATATTTAAGTTCAGATAGGGGCTTGATATTATGACCCGACTTAGCAAATGAATCAACGGATTCATCTACATAAACTGTTCCTGTATTACCATCCCATGTTGCTACGGTTGAAACCTGAAACATATGAGTATTACCAAATCCACCAATGTCATAAGACATATTTTTGGTTTCAAGGTCAATAGCCAATACTGACATATCATTCACCGCTAGACCAAAGTTTGCTAATTTTTTCTTCTTCCTTGTTCACCTTTGGCTCATCTTCAAGGTCGGTTCTTCGCTTTAAGAAGCAGACAATCTGCTTATTTGCGACGATTAATTGAGAACAACATTCCCAACCATCTTCACCATAAGTGTTTAAAGTATCAATAATCACTTTTGGCCCTTTCTCAACTTGAAACACTAGGTATGTGTTTTCCCACTTCATTCTTCATCACTCCTAATTAACTTAACATAAGTCCTGTTGTTTGACCCTTTTTGTTCTTCAAACTTGTGTCTAATCACATCAAAATGTCTATACACTTGCGCTCTTGATTTTTTGGCCTTAGTTCGGACTTCTGTTAAGAGTGTTGTTTTATTGACGAAACCTTCATCATCTTTCTTCATTTTGTTATAAACATCAATAAAGACTGATTCAAGCGAGTTTTCGGCTATGCTCTTGCGCTTCGCTCGGAGGCTTCGCTCTAGCCAATCTACCAATGTCATATAACATTGTCGGACGATTGTTGCCGCTTGACGAACATTATGCCCCGTAACAACGAATTGTTGGTCTTTATTCTTAATTGAAGGTGCAGAAGCCACACTACAAAGAACAGACATTTTATAGAGAATCTTCATTAAACGGGTAGTAAAATTACCCGCAATTTTAGCAACATCAGGGCGAGTATTGTGAAGATACATTCTCATGCTTTCATATTCTAACTTTAGCACTTGGTTGAAATCTTCAGTATAGCGCATTGTTTTGAGAGGGTCGCCTCCTACATCATTAAATCGTTGTTGAGTAAGTTCATAAATCTTAAAGATAGCATTTGCATATTTATCAATTGGTTGATTTACTTCTTCAATAGTTCCAGCCTTTTCAATTTGCTCAAGACGCATTTTATGTTGAATAAACTCAGGCACTTCCCAAACATACAAAAGCATTCTTTGAAGAACACCCTTTTCAGCCATAACATCGTTTAGATTATTAGGTGGATAAGTCATAGCCAAAACAGAACGCTCACAAAAACATTCCATAATCATACCACCAAAGGAAGTCAAAGCCTTAGAAATAATCCAAGACTCACCTGCTAATGAGTTCATCAAAGTATTTAGATAAACAATTGAGTTTTCTTTGTGCTGGCTTTGTTTAAAGATACCAGAATATTCAAACTCATCCCAATGAGCAAGCCCATTTCCTTCTAAAACTCCAGGTCTTCTCACAAATTCAACTTCATCATCATCATTCATTTCTTTATCATAGCCACCAATAAGAACAGAATCAGTATAATCCGTCACGCCAAAAGTATTGAAAATGCGGTTCATAGGTAAGTTATTACGAACAAACGGAGGGTGTTTGTTGCTAGAATTAATCATAGAAAATGTTTTTTCAGCAACAGGCCCAACAAAGTTCCACATTGTAGATTTTCCAGTTCCGCTAGTTTGCACCCAACAAAAATGTATTCTAGTATCTTCGTGGTTTCTTCCATTAGGAATCGTGATAAAATCTTTCACGATTTGACCTAAAATATTGAAAAAACAAATACCAGCAGGAATATCATTATAGTGTGATACTTCAACTGCTGATGATTGAAACTCTCTAACAATTCTTGGTAAGGCTTCGCTAAAAACACCTGCATTAGTTTCAAGCAATTCCATATATTCTTCTTCATCATATTCTTCATTCATATTTTCACCTTCTCTTCTGAGTTTAATGTGGAGATAATTCTTTTGGCTAAGGTTTCTCCGATACCTTCAATGGCTTGTAATTCAAATACTGAACATTCACCTATTTCCATAATAGAGCCAAATTCTTTTATTAATTTTTTTGCTTTCTTTATTGAAACACCTTTAATGCTAGATAGTAAATCAAGCCTTAAATCATCGGTTGTTAATCTTTTAAACACTTGAGGTGCAATTACATCTCTTGTCATAGGTTTCATTTTGCTAACTGCTGTGATAATAAGTGCGGCCTCTTCTTCTGTTTCTACCCATACTGGTTTAATATCAGTATCAAGAATAAGTCTGCCTATTGCCCCAAGAAACTTATTGTTTAACATAATACTTCTTGCTCCGATAGGCATTTTACTAGGAGAGTTTTCAATAACATTCATAATTGCTTCATCAAGACTACCATGAATAATTACTACATTTGTTTTGTAATGCCTATCCATATTATCAACTTGAGTCCATAATCTTTTTGACATTACTGAACCTAAGAAATCAGTCGTGGATTTTGCTTCAAAACAAACATCATCATAAACATAATCGCCAATCTCAATCCAACGCTGTTCAAAAGGAATCTGTAATCCTTTTGCTTTCTGCATAACTAGTTTGGCTAGTTTTGATTTTTCTCTTGAATCAATTATCAGCATCAGGAAACCTCCAACATTTACCTACACAATATCCTTCACTAATTAATTTATCACAATGGGGAGTATTGTAGTTATTGAATACTGTAAATCTTGCGTGTTTTCTCGTTTCGTTTTTATCCCAATCTAACCAAACAGAATCGGAATCAGCAAATACTCTTTCAAGTTCTTCAACGACTAACTCAAGTGTTTGCATTTTTTGTTGTCCTGAAACCAAATCACGATAGCCCGAAATCAAATCACGATACCATGAAACAAGGTAAGCCCTTGACATATGAGAAGGATTCTCCGTCATTACTGCATTATGCAAACAGGGCAACATTGGGAGTTTTCCTACTGTTTTTGGAACAGAAATCTCTCCCTCTATCGCCGCCATAGGGGGTGCATCGGGAAACAACACCTCGTTTTTTCCCTCCTTTTTGAAGGGGATAAGGCGAGGCTCTTTCGCAATTTCAAGAATATCTTCAAGTTCACACATAAGGTCAAATCGTGTCAAGGGTATGCAATAATAAGGATTACCATTTTCATCCGAAGATGACATATTCACGGTGTTTGGAATACGGCGTAATCTTGTTGTTTGTCCTACCCTATCATCAAGACTGTTTTTGCTTCCTACTTTTGAAGATAAGTATGCCTTAATTTCTCGGAAAAAGGTTTGAACATTTCTCATATTCTTTGTTCTCTTACCAAATAAAAACAAATGAAATCCACGACCTGAAAAGAAAAGAGTATGTAGATAATCTTTTTGATGGACTAATTGCATTACCACTTTAACATCCCTCCAAGCCAAATCTAAGTCATTTTCGTGTGCATCAAAATCAAGAAAAACTCTATCAATAATAACAGAGGATTCTATTTTTGCTTTTTCCGAAAAATGTTCAAAGTCATAGACCGTAGTATAGACATTTGTCCTGTTATTTTGAGCATTAATAAAGTTAGCATAATCATTCCTCGCTAAGACGACTTTTCTTTTCATTTGTGGGGCGTTCTTGATGTGGCTTCCCGCCCATACTTCCCTCGGAAATCTCATTATTATTACCTCCAAAACTAATTGTTGCACCATTCAATAATTGCTTCATTACCATAGCGATTTCGCCATTTAATACTGTCATAACAGTAAGTTTGAGAACATCTTCAAAATATGCCCCCACATAGTCCTCTTTGATTCTCAAATCTTGGACAAGTTTAAATTTTTCAATGAGAGTCATTTCTGAATAAATATCTTGTGATAAAGATACTACTGTATCATTAAGATTTGAAATCTCATTAAATGTCCAATTTCTTGACAGGACTTTGTTTTCAATTAATTCTTTCATCTAAAAGAGCCTCCAATAATTTTTCGTAATCAATGTGCGAGAACTGAGCATAATGTTTTTTGATGAGTTCTTCAATCAAAAAATCTTCATAGGAATTGACCCCTATTTTTTCCATAGTAGCCTGTCTCAGTCTATATGCTCTCCTAGTGTCTCTCTTAAAATTTTCTCTTGTTTTCTTTAAATCAACCATTTTTTCACCTCCTTTAATCATAACCAAGCATCTTCTTGTGCGGCAGGACAAATACCATAATAAGAACAATATTCAGAACAGGTCTGTCTCCAAAAAGAAGTAGGGAAATCTACTTCCTCAAATGCTTTTTGTTCATAGGTATATACTAACTTAGCCATGTTTTCTAAAAGAGCCGTCATTGACCTTTTCTTAACAGGTTCAACCGTAATGTGATTAGCAACGGGATAATACCAACCCCAATGACTAACCTCCATGTCTTTTGTTAAACCATGTTTTTCTAAAACTTCTTCGGGTGCATTTTCAATCATCAACTGATAAAAGGCCATTTCTTGACGCATAGAGGAAGCCTTAGATTCTTTCCAACCTCCTGTCTTATATTCAAAGGGAATTAGTTTCCCGTTTTCAATAAACACACGGTCAATAATACCTTGAAGGCGAATCACATAATCTCTCTGTAATGGATATTTCTTACTCGTATTCTTACGAAGAGTAAATTCACAATCAAACTTCTTCTCATTAATAACAGGTAAAAACTCATGAACTCTATCTTCTGTTCTTGCTTCAATAAATCTTTGTGCTTCAAAAGCAGCAACCGTCAAAGAAATGTCAAAATAATCATCAACGGGCATAAGAGAAGTGCAATATTCCAGCACTTCAGAATTGTTCATCTGTTCTGCTTTCTTAATATCAAACTCATCAAAGAATGCTTCTCGGCTATTGTGAAGAATAGTTCCTTTCCGCATAGCCTCGGTTTGGTCTTGAGGCAAACGCTGAATATATGAGAAATCATATTTCTTAGGACACCAAGAAAAAGCACCAACAAGAGAAGATTTGCTAATCTTCAAAATTGGTTTTGAAGGGTCGTCATAATTTTCGGGCGACCAATCGTAAGTATATTCTCTCATTGAATTAATTCGTGCTTCATATTTTTCATCTGTGTTCATCTGTTCACCACCATTCGTCAAGGCTTGCTTGTATTTTTCCCGTCCGTATGGACGCTATATCCCACCCCATAGCCTTGAAAACGGGGTCGGCCTTCTTAACCACCTGTTGAGCATAGAAGTCCCAATCGGGACTACAACCTTCAAAATCCTCGTAGGTTATGCCTGATAAGTATTCAACTTCTCGCTTTTCTTGAGTTAAAGGATGGGTATAGAAATCATTTACCCTCTTTACTTTTAAGAAGAGATAAGAGTCATCAAAATTAGTGTTTTTCTTTTCCCATGCGTATAAAACACCAGCAATTCCTGAACCAATAGTAGGTTTCTTTCCTTCAAGAGTAGTAAATTGTTTTGTTGGCGTAGAGCACTTTTCGCAAACTTTGTGCGGTAAAGTAGAACAGTCTCTTAAATTGTATCTAGTTTCACAATTGGGGCATTGAACAGTAAATCTGTTTTTCCTAAGACGGCTTCTCTTGATAATAGAAGCAAGAGGAATTTCACCGTTATTTACTGCGCTAAAGGTTTCATGTAAATACTTAGTAATTTCTGCATAAGATTTTTGTTCAACCCACATTTTAAGAGTATTAGTTTGCACTTCTTTTGCTAATTTAGTTTCACTAACACGCTTTGCAGTAAAACCAGTCATACTAAACTTTGGCTTATCTAACCATACTCCATCTTCCCAAGAAACTAATCCAGCGTTGCGGTTCTTTGTTGTTCCAACACCCAAAGCAGAATAGTATTTCTCAAATTCAAGAACAACAGGATGATTTTCCAGTTCCATTACATTAGGAAAATGCTCTCGCACTTTTGCCTCAATCTGCTTAATTGCAGATTCAGCAGTTTCAACAGAATCAATTTGCACATAAATTGAATCTGTGTGTCCATATACTACTTTCATATAATCACCTTAGAGTAAAAAGCATACCAACAGGTTGTTGTTGCATTTTAGCAACTTCATCTTGGAGTTCCATAATCTGCCTCTTAACCAATTGAAGAGAACGAAGTTTGATTTCCATATCCTCTAATTCGTTTTCTAAATGTTCTTTCATTTTCTTAATTTCTTTTAATGCTTCAAAATAAAATTCTTCATCTCTCATAATACCACCACCAGTAGTGTAATGATAGTCGCAATATTTACTATATTAACCATCATCAAAATCTTGTTGCTTCTATTTATCATGGCTAGCAACTCTTCCAATAATTCATTCGTCCTGTCCATCATCACGATTAACACCTTGTTCAATTTCTATAATGATAGCATGACGCTTTAAGTTATTCATCATTTGAAATAACTCCTTTACTTCTTGTAAAGTAATATCCCAAGTTTCTTCCGTATCATATGATACTTTAATCGTTACATATTTAGTTTTCATTTTTCCATCTCCATTGTCTATAACAATTCCAGCAATATCCGTGTATTGGGTGAACGGCCTTTCTACTTTTACATCTTTTACATTCCTTCATAATTCCATCTCCTTTTTATTTCAGGTATATAAAAATGTATCTCTGAATTATATTCTAGAATTTCTTCTATGTCCGATAATAAAGGATAATTAATATCTAAATATGAATTCGGCATAAGACCTGCTAAATACAAATAACAAATAGTGCTTCTTCCTCCCCATCCCTCAAGTAAAGAAAGTTGAGTATATTCTTTAGAGTATTTCCTTAATTTTTCAGGATATTCAAATTCCATATAATATGGTCTAAGACTCTTATCCTTTGATGAAGTATGGTCTAATTCATAGGTCATGTCTGTGCCGTATGAAAATAATTTTGATTTTAGGGCAATCCATAACCAATAATCATGTCCTTGTAAATTTTCACTTAACTTATGACAAATTTGACATAAACAATGAATATTTGATGGCTCATTTGAACCTCCATAAAATTTAGAAACAATGTGCGCTCGGTCTATATTTGCCTCCACACCACAAGCCATACATTTATTATTATTTTTATCAAATGCTTGTTTATTTAAGACTATTTTAAGTGGGCTATTTTCCCAATAAGTATAAATAGTTTTTCTAATTGGTAATGACCTTTTTCCCATTACTCCATCTCCTTTGCTGCAAATGCGGCTAATCTAATTGCTTCTCTTGCGCTGGCCGTGATACTTGCGGCTAAATCAACATCAGCCCAACCAAATCCTTGAAAGGCAACAATACCATAGAAAGAAGCCATTAATCTCTTAACAGCCATTTGATTGTTATACCACTTCGCATATTCGCCATTGTCCGTTTCTCTCGCCTCTCGCATCAGTCGTTTATATTCGTTGCGGAGTTCCTTCAACTCAAGAACGGCTCTCGGCAACAAGCCGAGTTTGTCTGTTTTGTAATATAGCATTTGTTCATGTTTAACATCGCTGAAATCTCTTGGAGTTAGAATATTAACTCCAAATTCAGTTGGCTCAACAGATTTTGTCTCCCAAGAAATGTTTCGTGCAATCATCATTGAAGGATATAGACCAGCAAAATCAAATGCCGCTACATTAAGGTGCAAACCATTTGTTCCTTCGCTTAGTGGGTCGTAAATCATAGCACCTTCATATTCTTGTCTTTTATCTACTTTACTACCTGTTGGTGCTTTCCAATCAGCATTTCGCATGAAGTAAATAGAACCCATATGAGAAGCATAGAAACAAGCATCAAATGGTGCTTTCAGTAATCGTTGAAGAGAAACAATTGCTTCACTACAAAAGTTCTTCTCATCAATTTCAACCATCAATTCAACATCTCTTAAAGCATATTTAAGATAAGTTTCCGTATCTTCAAGCCATGCTCTTCGGTAAAAATCGTTAGGGTCAGGAAACTTTTCCGACACTAACTTCTTCTTATCAAGAACAGTTTCACCGATATAATCAAGAGAAAGAGAAGGTAATGTTCCTCTTTGAGAATCATTCCATTGTCTTTCAAATGCTAAGTCCAAAGACAGGGTAATTCGCCCACCAATGGGTTGTTCAATTGGTGAAAAACCTTTCTCCGAATATTTCGTAGAAAAACCTTCTTTCATGGAATTAAATCCCTTGACTGTTGCCGTTGGTGAAATAATGCGTGGGTCAAGACCCACCGCAGAAGCCCGTTCAAATAACTTTGGTAAATCAGCAAAATGACCGAACCAAGCAATTAACATATCAGGGTCTTTTACAATCATGGTGTTCATAAAATCCTCAATCATTTCTTTTTCTGATGAGAAAAAACGCACAGAACAGTTAGAAGGTGGGCAAATATCTCCTTCTAAAATAACATCAGCCAAATCTTTTTTAGTATCATCTTTAGGCCACCACACCCATTGAATATATTCTTCGTCGTAATTATCATACACAACAATTGTAGTCAATTGGTCGTGATATTCTCCACCTTGCGCCCATTCCATATCCCAATACCACTTACGCAGTTTATATTCGGGCATTTCATCTAACTCATCAACACAATACCGAAAGTGAAAAGGAACATCTGCTTCATAGGTTTCCCTAAACTTATTTTTAGCATTCCTAATATCTTGTGCTGACTCAACAAATACTTTTTTCAAAGGCTGTCCCGCAAGATTAACCCAATCGCCACGCTGATACTCAAAATCCCTAGTAAGATATTTAGTAGGTTTATAGTGAGGTCGCTCAGGTTCATCTTGTAAAACATAGAAGTAAGGTCTAAAGGGAACAATTTCATGTTTTTTCTCTCCGTTTTCTCTCCAAGATTTGTATATTCTCATTCCATCATTCATTTTACTAATTATCATTATTATTCACCCTGAAATATGTGGTGCTTTTAACAGTATTCTATCATTCGCTACTACTAAAAGAGGAAAGTCATCTTTTAGATAAAAATTCAACATCTGGTCTTTCTCAAAGAAAGCATAAATTGGAGAACTAAACTCCACCGTAGCAGGTTCTCCCGTAGGAAAAGCAGGAGTTATTGTTTCTTCGTATTTGTTTGTAACATTTTGGCGTGTTGAGACATTCAACACCCCATTATTAAAATCAAACTTATACACTCCACTTTTGACTAATTCACAGGCTTTAATTGCATCCTGTAATTGTCTTTGTGTAAGAGTAAATGCACCTTCAAACTTGGATTTACCAAAATTAAAAAATGTCTGCGGCTGAATTTCATATGAAATAGGATTCATCATGTTTTGCATTCTTGAAATAGCATCAGCATTTGGATGATTTACTACTAAAGGAATTGAGGCTTTCTTAGTTCCGCAACTGATAAGAATAAAATCATTCACAGAAAAAATAATATTCTCACCACTAAAGTTTTTTAGATAGGGAATAACAGTTTCACTATTTAAACAAACCCTTCCTTGTTTTTCAACCTCGGCATCAATACTAATTTTAACACAAAAAGTAGCATTTCCATTCCAAACTTCAATAGAAGCAGTATCGGCTACCAAATAAGCATAAGTGCCGAAATTAGTTGAGCCAAACCCACTATTTGTTGTTCCTTTGCCTCTCACTTGAACGCTTTCTAATGCTTTCTTTAGAATATCACTATCAATTGTAAATTTCATTCTAATTCCTCCGTTAATTTATTTATTTCTAATTGTAATTCATTGATTTTTGACATAATTCTGTTATTTTTTTCTTTAACAAAAAATTTTCTTTTAGAAATAGAAATAATATCTGACCAATACTGGGGGTATTCGTCAAACATCACTAAACAAATAGTTCTGAGTTTTTCAATGTTAGTTTCTTCTAAAATAAAATCTGGGACTGACTTTTTAATTCTGAAATCCCGAACCCGACCATAAAAACTTTCATTAAGCGTTGAAGGATGTCTTTTACCACGATTAGTGCGAGGACTATATGTTTGCGAGCAATATTCGCAATCACAATGCATAAAACAAAGGTCTTGATAAGGATTAAGACAAGATTTAAGTCTTGTATCAAAATCCTTTACTATCATTCTGCATCTATTTCCTTTCTTTGAGCCCCCGCTATTATAAGAATTTACCCCACAACATTGTTTTGGTTCGTTCAAATCAATCCCTCACGCAATTCAGGCATTCCTTCCCAAGAAACATTTCCACCACCAACGGTTAGAGTTTCCCAAGTTTTGCCCACTAATTCGGTGTTGGTTTTACTGCTGAGTAATTCAGCCTTATACACAACATCATTCTTTTTGCGTGTTCTTCTTGTTGAAATAATTTGATACAGATAATCACCCCAATTATGCCAGTTTGGTTTAGAACCAATAACTTCTCCTGTTGCTCCATAATCTGCTTTAGCATGAGTAATGTAAATTTGGTCGCAATCAAGATTCTTGCACATCATAAGAAGAGAATAGAATGGTGCGTTTCGCTTTCCCCACTCAAACTTCATCTTTTGAGGCTTTCCAATCTTTGAAGAACCAGTTACATTTAAAGTGCAACAATCAAGCCACTTATCAATTCCATCAAATACAAACAGAACATCTTCGCCTTCTTCAATCTTTGACTTCACAAACAAAACAAAATCTTCTGAGTTTGCTTCGGACTTTTGAATATCCAATTCTCCATTTTTGTTTCGCACTTCGGGATTCCAAAGAGTAATTCTATCAGTCATTTCATGGTTTTGTCTCCAAGTAGGTTCGCAACCATCATCCCAGTCAAGAACATAAATCTGTTTATCGGGAAAATCTAAAGCCAAACCGCTTTTAACAGTCTTAGGCTCTCCCCAAATACCACAAATAAGACGATTGTTTCTAGCCATTCGTCCTTCTGTTTGTTTCTTCAACTTTTCTTTGAAGGCAACAACTCTTGCATTGTTAGTCATTCCTTCATCAACTGCGTTTGTTTTATTATTACTGGTTAATCCCATTCTCTTATTCCTCCTTTAATATCTTCGTATTCAAATTCTAATTCAGTTCCTTTAGCGTTTGTCCAACTTTTGAAAAGTTCCTTAACCGCTTGAATATCATTTACCATGATTTTTGTTTCTTTATCACCAATATGAAACGCCACTAAATATGAAGTTTCATCTTTGTCGTTTAATCTGTAAGTCATAAATTCAACATCTCTTAAATTTATAATCCAACTTCCAGCCTTAACTACAAAGCCATTAGAGATAAATGCTGATTTATAATCATTAATTGTAATCTTTTGCATATTTTCACCTTTTTTAAAAAACTAGAGGCTTCGCACCTCTATGGCCGTCATTAACGCCAACGACTACACAAAAGGTGGTTTTAATCAAAACCAGTCAAAATCCTCTTCAACTGGAACTGAAACCTCAACTGCCGAACCATGACGAATAACGCAGTAAAGACCAGCAACATTGATAGTAACTGGCTCAACTCCTTCATCAGTCGTTCTTTGACTAGTTCGCCCAATAACGATAACGGAAGAACCAATACCGAAATCAAGAGTCAAATGTTCAGGAATCCAACAGGTAGTAATACCCGTTGATTCAGAATCATAGTCCATTTCTGCATTTAAGTCAGTTAGGTTAATGATTCTGTTTCCGTTCTTTGTAGGAGTCATGTTCATATTACACACAGTTCCGTCAGTAATCACATAACGCTCTTTAGAAGGAAGGGCTTGACGCTCAATGTGCGCTTTGTCCATATCAACAAGAGGAACAAGATGAGAAGAGAAGTTCTCACGCAAACAATCCTCAAAGTCAAAAGACGACATATCACGGTAAAGTTCGTTTTCGGGATTCATTTCTGAGTTAAGAGAAAGACTGTTCAAAGTCAAATCTTTAGCCCCATAAATATCAGTCCCGTTGTCGTTAGCGATACAAAGGAAATGCACCCATTCAAAAGTGTTTGGTGCAAATTGAACCCCTGCATCATTTTTGTAAGAGAAGTAGTAAGGCTTCATTTCTCCTTGACCGATAGAGCCGAAGAAAACACCGCTTCTTCGCATTTGTTCTGCGGGAAGAGGCTTACCGTAATTGTTGTTTTTACCACCATTCATGTAGGTTGCGGTATTATCCAAAGGAATAAAGAAACGACCATCTTCTGCTTCTTCTGCACCAGAAGGAAGCGTTGAAACAGTTTTTTCACCGTATTCTCCGTTGTGATAGCGGGAAACAACCCACTTTCCAAGTGCATTTTGTGATGCAATAGCAACAATACCTTGTTCAAGGGCATTATCAGCATCACGCATAAACTCTTCTTTTGCCTTCATGCGATTCCAAGCCATCATGTCTCTAGGGGCATCAAGGGAAACAAAGAAACCAAATGCTGCTTTGTAGTAAGAATCATTACCTTTGGATGAATCTCCGCTATCTTGCGTTCTTCGCACATTCGCAACATAGTTGCGCCAAAGACCCCTTGAAATGGGGTTAGTGGTTTCAATGTTGTTTTCGGAACAAATCTCTTCAAACTTGTTCGTCGCTTCTTCAACGCTCATACCAATGTATTGTGCGCTCTTTTCAATTTCTGCTTTCATGTTTTCTTCCATGTTTTTTCACTTCCATTTTTGTTTTTATTTTTGTTCAATTCTATGATAGTTGGCTAATTAACCAAGAGGCTAACACTTTTGGAGTCATAGTGGTTGAACGCCATTCGCTTTCTCCAATAGTTCTAAGGATTTTGAATTTCAAATTACTCTCTAATTCAGAATCAATTACTGCATCATGTAAGCCAATACAGATTTCACGGATAGTAAATCCGTTGTGTAAGAAATCATGTATTGTGCTTAATGCGAAGTTATCTTTATTAACAATTTTCATTAACAATTTTTTGTATTCATTCAGTCCTGCATCAATTTGCGATTTGAGGGTGGAATTGCTTGCCTTTGCCGCTTGTAGTTCCGTAATCGCCCTCCGCATATCACCATTCATCGCATATATAAAGGAGTCCAATTCATCTTGGGAGAATCGGGTTATTTCTTCAGCCTTGAGGATTGAAGTTAATACTTCAAGGACAGCCTCATTAGAAAGCGGTTTAAAATGATAATTTGCACACCGACTTTGTAATGCAAAGATAATCTTATTTCTATCATTACAGGTAATAATAAAACGAATATTGCTTGCATATCTTTCCATGATACGCTTTAGTGCGTTTTGGGCATCGGTAGTCATACCATCCATTTCGTCTAATAATACGATTCTAAATGGTGCATCACCGATTGTGCCGCTTTGTGCGATATTTTTAATTGTAGTTCGCACATTTTCTAATCGCCTATCATCTGACGCATTTACTTCAATGAAATTATCTTGAAATGATTCACCTAAGATTTCTCTTCCAATCACTAATCCTGCTCCTGTTTTACCATTTCCAGGATTTCCGTATAATAGAATATTAGGCATATTATTTTCTTCAACCCAACCTCTTGCATCAGATACAAAGTGTTCTTGTCCAATTACTTCATTCAAATTTTTTGGTCTATATTTTTCTGTCCATAGCATTTTTATTCCTCCTTTAATTTCCAAAGAGCAGGATAAACATATTTACCGTTTGCTCTTACGCATCCATATTTGGGATTAGATAACATTCCAACTAATACATTGTATTCTGGAATGGTTGCCCTTCTTTTTGGCTTTCCGCCTTCTTCCATCGCAGGTAAGTCAATAATAGCATCAAAAATCTGCCTTGATGTTAAAGGTTCTCTATCTTTTAATACTCTATGAATTAATTTTTTATATTGGTTTTTCAAATGTATTCCTCCAATGAAGATTGCTGAATTTCAATTGGCGTAGTTTTCTTTCTACGCCTTTTTTCACCAATTTTAAGTATGCGGCATTCAGCATTATTAAGTTTCTTTTTTGCGTGTTCCTTAAATACTTCATCTTTTAATAAAGCAGGAAGAAGCCTTTGGTTCTTAACACCAAGTCTTTTTGCTAGTTTAGGTATTTGTGAGTAGGCTTTTCTTTTCGGCATATTTAACTGCCCAACGAAACCACCTGTATGAGAATAGGCGAGCATCTCATAAAAATATCTTTGACTCCATCTTCTTTTAACTCTTCCATCAACAAAAATTAATCTGTTAGGATGCATATTTTCAGACAACCATGATAAAATCTGCGTATCTGATGGTTTGTTAAATAACAATACCTCGGCAACTAAATCCCTATCTCTTTCTTTTAGAAAACCATTTACAATTGAATAGGTGTCTCTTTCTAAGGAGAAAGGAGTTTCACTATTTGGTGCAATTGTTTTTATTTCTTCCTCAAGAAAATTATGAGAACCTGCTCTTTTAATTTTACACATATCCTTAATTTCTTTAGGAACAGATTTTTGATTAATAGAAGTCAATACTACTTGACCTTGATAATTTCGTATGATGTGCAAAATTGCAGACTTATCTGCCTTGTAATGCACATCTTCAATAACAATACCGTTCTCCACAGGAAATGAACCTATGTCAAAATCAATATCGTTTGCATAAAGAACGATTGGGTCATTTACAAATGTAAGTGCCTTTGTTGATTTTCCCGTTCCAGTTTTGCCCGTTAGTAAAATTGTTCTATTGTCATTATTTTTATTTGTCAATCCCATTAAATTACCCCTTTTAATTCAAATATTCTATCAAGTCCACTTGATGTTCTATGTTTATTTTCAGATATTAGACTAACTAATTCTCTAAATATTCCCCATTCATCCTTTGCGTCGGGCAATACTGGAACTAATTGTGTCAATTTATACAGATTTTTAATGCCGCCAATTTTTAAGACTGGCTTAGGTCTTGTCTTTGACTCTTTTTCTTTGTAAGAAGATGTAATTTCATGTTGAAGTAGTGTTCTTTCTACTGCTCTAAGAAACGGTTCTTCAGCACGAAGGATAATTTTCACCCGAATACGATAGCCCATTTGGGCATCTTTTACTCTTTCAATATTAAAGTCTAATTTACCCGAAGATAACAAGATACCAATAAGCATATCCTTACTATACATAAGAACAACTCCTATCATTACCCATATAGTCATTTTTATATCTAAGATACTTTAAACCATCTTGAACAACTTCAATAATCTCATTCTCAATGTCTAATACATCTCCTGCAAAGACAAAAGAAATTGATGTTCCTTGAAAAGTATTCCAAGCAACTGCTTTTTCTTCGTCAATGTATTCTGAAAATACGGCAGTTTCAGGTTGCAGACCTTTACAGTTTAAGTGAAAAACTAAGCCTTTGATAATAGTGGCTAATTCTTCATCTTTCATATCACCATATACAATAAAAGTAAAACTTGTTACTGTCCCAAATTCCTCTATCCAACTTTGGATTTGGGTATCGGCAATCATACTATCAATCCTGAATATATTCTGTGTTTGAAGGCCAATAACCATTAGGTGCAGTATTTGTTTCAAGCCAATAGAAGTGCGCCGCAGTTAGGCGAGAGTCGCCCCTGTTAATAGCGTTTTCTTCTGCGTTGCTTACAAGATTAGAAATCGCAGTTTCCACCCATTGTGTAATGAAATACTTTGCTTCATTTGATATTTGTAAATCAGTAGTTTCTTTTATTAACTGAGTTACATTGATTTTAGTAGTAGGTTTAGGTTTTACATACTTTGGTTTTTCGGGAATAATGATTTGGTTATTCTCAATATAAGGACAATACTTCTGCAAAATTAATTTAGGTCTTCCCTGTTCATGTAGAATATTCTTAAGATGAGCATAGCCTTCTTCATCAACTTTTAAACACCTATATGTTACTGCATCAATAATTGTCATTTCTCCTTGCTGAATCATAATTCATCCCTCGCTTGTTCAAGAATTGCTTTTACTAAATCAACACTTTGGCCTTGTTCAATAAAATTGAGAGCCGTAAGTAAAATCTGTTGCATTCTTTCATTAGTTTGCACTTGTTCTTTAAGGGCAAGATTTTGCACAATTTTTTCCTTAGTGTTTTTACGCATATAATCTGTTTCGCCCATCTCTTGCATGAGAACAAAACGCCGTTGATATAAACCATCAAGTTGAGTCTTAATTGTTTTCATTCTAGCAAAAGAAGTCCCAATTGCTGTATTACATTGTTTAAGACTCATTTCAGAAATCTTACGGCATCTTCCCATAATATCAGGATAATATTTTGTATTCCAAGTTGCTTGTTCTTCTTTCATTCTAATCTCTCCACATCATTTAAAGTATTAATATCAGCAACGAACTTATCGTCACGAATACGAACACAACGAGGAAACCTAAGTCCAATGTTCCCCTTTTCATCACGGCTAACCAAATCAGCCTTTACTTCTAAAATAACAACAGGTGAAACAAAGAATTGGCCATTTTCAAACGACTCAACATTACGCCGAAGGGTATTGGTGAGGTTGATTAAATCGCTATCCGAGAAGCCTGTCCCGCACCAGCCAACGCTATGAAAACCATTATCAGCCTTCACGCCTAATTCGTAAGTGCCGAAAACACTTGACCTCTTTCCTTCCCCGTATTTTGCGGAGAGGACAACAACATCAAGATTAATCTGCGGAGGTTTATATTTAGCCCAAGAAACGGAGCGTTTTCCTGATTGATAAGGTTGGCTTGCGTCCTTAACGATGATTCCTTCAAATCCTTCGTTGATTGCTTCATGGTAAAAGGCCATAATGTCGCCCTCGGTGATTCGGTGTGCTTGATTCGGCAAGTCTTTCATCTTCTCCAAGCGTTCCGTGTATGATAAATCCATGACTGTTTCGTTGTTCAACATTAGACAATCAAAAATAACCCATTCAACCTTGACTCTTTCCATAGCCTCTTGAACATTCTTTGAATGAACTCTTGTTCCCATTTGCTTATGAGGTGCAGGTGCGCCGTTTTCCAAGATAGGATAGATTTCACCATCAAGAATTGCATTTTGAACACCATATGCTTGAACCAATTCAACAACATCAGGGAATTGATTAGTCACAATCTTACCTTTACGATTAAAAATCATCGTCTTATCACCATCAATGTGAATCTGATAGCGGTTTCCATCGTATTTGTAATCAACAACAAAGTTAGTCGGCCATTTATTCATCGGAACTTCTTTAGCAAGCATTGGTTTAATGAATTTTCCATATGTTAGATTACATGGAGGATTAGAGCCAGCAACATAATGAGAAATAACTACTTCAACAGAATTGAAGTTTAAATGTTTCTTTACATCTGCTTGCTTCTTATTGTAATGCTTGGCGATAATCTTCGCAACTGTTCCTTCATTGATTCCGTTTCGTGGTGTTCTTAGCATATAGCGAATGAACCAGCGTCGTGCGTTTGCAGACATAGCCAAAATTGATTCCTCAAGAATAGAAAACTCGTTAGAATCAATCTTTCCGCAGTTCATGTTCAAAATACGATGAACATACTGAACAGAAAAGTTTCGTTGTTTTTCTGCTGATGGGTCAAGGTGATAAATTGCTTCGCCCAAATCATCGTGAGCATACATTAATCCATCAATTTCATCGTCAAAAACATCAAAGATTTTAGCCATCCATTTCTTTGCTTTTGCTAAACCGAGACTATTTGCTTCAAGTTTATCTTTATCAAGAATCTGCAAAACCAAAGAAGGACTACTCTTTTCAGTATTAAAACTCTCCAAGTCCCGTGAAATCCGACTTATCTGTTGAGTCGGTGTCAATTGGTCTGTCGCTTGTAGCATTCTGCTCATATTTTCCCATGTCATTTTCAATCATCTCCTTACTATTATTTATTTCTACAATCAGTTGTTTTAGAAGGTTACTGATTTTTCCTTCATGTTTCTCTGAATAAGTCCACATGGCTTTCGCCAAATAAACCCAATCACTCTTCTTCATTGTTTTCCTCTCCGTCTAGTTTTTGAAGGAGACGCAAGAAATTGAACATTAATTGCTCAACAACCCTCGCTTCTTCATACATTTGTGCGTCCAAGAATCTATGCAACATATGGATTAATGATGCTTGAGTAATTGCAGGTGCTAGTCTTGCTAAAGAGTCATTTGTATAGATTTCCCAATAGCAAACAAAAGAGGCTCTCGCCAAATAATTTCCATTCACTACTTCATTATATCCCGAATTAAAAGCCTCTAAAGCAATAGAGTTTGCCTTTAGTTGCTTCTTCACTTCTTTAGACCAAGAATCAAACTTCTTATTGTTGGTTGTAATCAAATATAGTTTATTCATTCTTCTTCCTCCAATGTATTAAATTCTTTCTTCCATTGACCCCAAAGATTACCGCTACCTCTAAAAATTCTTCCTCCCCTTTCATGCAACAAAGAACGAATAGCGTCCATTTTATATGGATAAGCCAAATCTACTGAATCATTAATCATATCAATAGCATTTAAAATCTCTGGTGAAGTGTCGGGATATGTTTTCTTATACATAGAAATACAGTAATCAAACATTCTATTATTTCTAGAATGTTCTTCTGAGGCTTTCTGCTCTTCTTCAAGAAGCATTACTTCTTCTATTTGCGCCCATTGATTAAACACTTCGTTGTGTTCGTTTTGTAGCCAATCTAATAATTCATTATATCTATTCATTTTTTTCACCGTCCATAAATTCTCTCATCGCTTGATAAAACTTACCGAAACACAAATCAATATGTTCTTTTTGAACACGACAACCTCTTCCACCTTTAGGCGGAACAGTCATACTATCCTCAACATACTGTGCGAATAAATCAATAATCTTACCAGCACAATTTCCAAATCTCGGAACTGCGTTATGGCCGTATTGTCTTTCTTCATTTGCCGCCCGTAGGCTTTTCTTTGATTGAACATCACTCACTCTCTTCATCTAATTCTCTCCTTAAAATTTGTAATAACAATTTTGCTTCATCAACATTCAAACGAATGCCTTTATTCGTTGGCTTGTCATTACGATACCAACGAATATCCATAACATCTATGTTCCAATAGACACCACGCTTTATTTTACAGTCCAGTTCAGCATTACGGACTATCGTTCCTTTGACTTCTAATTCATCTGTCAATTCATCCACCCCTGTTTAAACTTATCAAGTTCCTGTTTTGATGTAAAATATCTTGGGGTATCTAAATCATCCAAACGATTCACAACCCAACAAACACCACCTAGACTAGAAACTTGAACAACTTCAAATTGTCCTTGATTAACTTCTAAGACTTCAGAAGTATTGATTTCTGGAACTAAACCATATTTTTTGGTTATTTCTTTCGCTACTTCATGAATATTTTCAACAACATATTTAATAATATGTGCTCTTTGAATGGGGATTTTTGGCGCAACTTCAATTGCTAATTCTCCAGTCATTCCGCAGACTTTACATTTATTGCCTACACAAATAGGGCATTTAACCCTTGCTTTGTGAGGTGCGGGTAAAGTCACAGTTATTGCTTTTTTCATCAAGAATGCCTCCTTTCTACACTAAAAGTTCCGTCCTTTTGTCTAAGGAAAATGGCCAACGAGCCATCAGCATAAACAACGGTCATTCTTACAATTTCATTATCCAATAACATATTTAGGGCATCTACCATATTTATTCCTCCACTAATACTGCTACATCTGTTGAATAAAACAACTGAGCAATTGATAATGCCGCTAAGAAACTATTCTTAGAAACCTTCACAGGGTCAAAGACCCCTGCATTAAACAAATCTTCATGCTGACATGAAACTGCATTGAAACCCCAATTAGGGTTTGTCCCATCAATTGTCTTTTCAATTTCAAACTCAACGACTCTTGTTTGCTCGGTATAGTTTGCATTGTCCATCAAAACACGATAGGGCTTAACAACCGACTTTCTAAACCATTCTGGTGCTTCAATTGCATAAGCAAGACGAATAAACGGAACACCACCACCAACAACAATACCTTCTTCTAAAGCGGCTTTTGTTGCGTTAAGTGCGTCATCAAGTCTTTCTTTCTTTTCACGCATTTCAATTGAAGATGAAGCACCAACCTTAATGGTAGCAATACCTCCCTTTAGACGAGAGACTCTCGCTTTAATCCGAGCCAAATCATGTCCCTTTAATTCTTGAGCCTGTTGTTTTAGAGATTTAATGCGTTCTTCTGTATTACCTTCTCCACCGATAAAAGTCGTAGTTTCCTTAGTAATGATAACCTTAGAACAAGTTCCCAAATCAGTTTCAGTAAAAAGTTTAGAGTCGTCTTTACTCTCTTCAACAAAGACTTTACCTCCTATCAAAGACTGAATATCCGACAACTCATCAATTTGAGCATCTCCGAAGTTAGGAGACATAACTACTGCACATTCAACAGTTTTATTGATTAGATTCATAATCAAATTGTTAAGTGCCGAACCATCCATTCCTTTACACATAATTAAAAGTGGTCGGCTTTGACTTGCTGAATACTCAAGCAAAGGCATAATGTCCTTGAAATGACGAAGGCTCATATTTGACATGAAAACAACGGGATTATCAAATTCTACTTTTCCACTTTCTGTATTACACATAAGATGGCTAAGATAGCCTTCTTGAATCTCCATACCTTCACGAAGAATTAGTTGAGTTTGGTAATTGTTAGATTCCTCAACAGTAATAACTCCATCACGACCAACCGTATTAAATGCTTCTTGAATCAATTCACCCAATGCCGAGTCGTTATTTGCCGCAATAGTAGCAACATTCATAATATCGTTGTCATTAACTTCAATAGAGATGCTATCTAAGAAATTAATAGTTTGTTCACGAAGAGATTCCATTAGAAGATTAAAGTCGTGAGTAGTCAATTGTTCTTCATTTTTCATCAATTCGTTACAAAAAGCCTGTGCAAGAATACAAGCAGTAGTCGTTCCATCACCTGACCCTTCTTGTGCTTTACTTGCTAGATTTTGAACTAATTGGACACCCATTTGAACATAAGGGTCATCATGGGAAACATACTTTGTAATAGTTACTCCGTCATTAATGACGACTGGTGGATTACCCTGCAAAATAACAGTTTTGGCTTGAGGGCCAAGAGTAGGTTTTACAGTATCAGCAACCAAGTTAATACCTTGTAGCAACTTTTGTTTTACTTCTTCTCCATTCAAAATCATTCAATCACACCCAACAAATGTTCAACGGAAACAATAATCATATCATCATGGGTAACAAAACGGTGTCTATCATCAAATAGAACCAATTTACCCTCTACTTCAGGCATAGAAGGACATGAATGCACAATACCTGTGCTATCAATTTTAACCTGAATACCTGACGCAGAAACAGAGTTTTCTAGTTTAATTACTGCATAATTACCCAAAGCCTTCATTCTTCTTCCTCCGATTGAGGAATAGCGACCCATGCTCGGCGGTTTTCTGAAACCCAAGTATAAACATGAGTTTTGTAAAATTGCTCAAGACGCTTTTCACGCTCAGTCTTTTTAGCACCTTTCTTAACCCATTGAACACCTTTATCGGTTCTTCGCTCATTTTTGTCATTAGGATGACGAATATGATGAGGTTCTAATGGTTCTTCATCATGTCGGCGCATTGGTCTTTCTCCGTATTTCTTTGCTGTGCTTAACCCACTTTTAATTGTTCTAAACTTTGTCATTCTTCTTCCTCCTTTTTATTCCAAGTTTGAATTTGTTCTGATTCAAAGTTGCGATAGATTTCAAGTTGTTGTGGTTCTTTTTGATTCCAAAAACCATAGTGGCCTTCTCCACCAAGAACATATGCACATTCCATATTTAGTTCCCAAATAGAAACTGTCCGAATATCAGTTCCACTAAAGTATGCTGCCCCAAAGGGATGAGTATGAATCCAACAACGAATAGGCAAACTCATTCCAACAGGAGGTTGAAAGAAATCAACATATCCTGCTGTTCCTGTTGATACGAAACAATTGTTTTTACCATCAATAACTACTTGAACTTCAAGATTGGGCAAAAGAACCGTTGATGCTTCCCAAATAGTGTCGTGAAAACTATGGTTGTGCATAGCAACATCAAGAAGTTTTTCTTTTGGGCCAGCACAAGAAGTTAATTGTTCTTGAAGCAATTCTTCAAAGTGGTTTTCAATGATTTGTTGAGCAGTAAGTCGTGCTTCATCAATGAGGGCATTTTCAGCAACCCAATCATCGTAGCCTGAATCATCTTCGTTTTCAATTTCTTTCCAGTATTTATCTTTAATTTTTCCCATGTTTATTCACCTCGGACACGCTTCAATTTGGCCTCCAACTTAGCGGTTTTCTTGGCCTGTTTTCGCTCCTTACGAAGCATACGGCGGCTCTTTTTTGGCTTCGGGGCTTGCGATTGTTTGCGAGCCTTGATTTCCTTAGAAGCCTCCATAAGCATAGAGATATGCTCAGGCTTTGTGCTATCAACCAACTTTTCTAAGCGGGTTGCGATAGCCCCGTATGGCCGATTAAATCGGTTTCGGGCTTCGTCAATTGAAAGTTCGTAAAAGTTCAAGATGAGGTCATAGTCCTCTTCTTTTGTCCAGCGAGGGCTATATTTTCTACCTTTGTTTCCATGAACCTTTTGCTTAGGCTCAACGGCAAGAACCGCTTCTTTCTTCTTCCATTCCTTATGAGAATGTGAATCACTTTTAAGCAACAAGAAATGCTTAGTAATTGTTTCTGGTTTTCGCAAGTTAAGAGCAATTGCTTCTTCAACGGTTTCACAATTACGAATCATTTCTAATTCAACCTGTGAGAGCCGCCCACGCTTTACGCCATTTTTTGTTTGTTGTTTTTGAAGAAAAGACCATCGCTGGTTTTTAGCCGACCTTGACCGACCATTATCCAATTCCATAGCCTTCTTCCAAGAACCACAAGCAAGCAATTGCTCATCTTCTTCTTTTGTCCATGCATTTTTCTTCATCTTTTTCATCTCCATATTTTGTTTTATTTTGTTTTTTGTTTCGGTTAATTCTGATTTAACCTTTTGTTCGTGATTCATTTGTTTCACGATAAAATCAACATTATCTTTGTTAATTTTTTGCTGAAATTGTTCCTCAAAGCCAGCAATAATTTTCTTCATAGGAAAATTATTTAGCCAAGCGGCATAAACAAACTGTGTTTGTTTATCAGTATAATAATTGCTGAAATCTAATCCAATCAAAGAGTTATATTTGAATGAAAGATTTGCTGGGGAGCGACGATAGCCGAACTTTACTTCTATTTCATCAGCAATAGTTTCCCAAGTTTTCTTGAGAGTTCTGCCTACAACCATGTGAGCAATCTCTTCATCAGTATATATCTTTCTTTTTCTCATACATTCACCACCATATAATCTCTTACTTCTTCTTGATTGAAGTATCTTTGAATCCATTGTGCGCCTAATCCTGCGATTGCGACCTGCATAAAATGAACATTACTATTTGTTCCATCCCATGAATCCCCTTGACAACTGAATGAACCTTCTTCACCTGCTAAGAGCATATCATACATTTTCGGGTCGGCCTTATGCGACACAAGGGCGGCATTTCTGCCCTGCGCTCGTAAGTCAAGCCATTTAAGGCTTGTGTTGTATAAGGTTCGCCTTACGCCCAAGTTATCAACGCAACAAATCACAAGGTCATAGCCCGACATTTGTTTTTCAGTCAAAACAGGATATTTGCTATAAGTAGCGACAGATTCATAAGAATCCATCATTACTTGAGCCTTATTTTGCCCTACATGACCTTTCTTAAAGTTTTGATAAGGTAGGTTCTTTGTTTCTACGCTATCGGGGTCAGCCACATGAATGCGGTAAAGTCCGACTTTATCTAAAGTAGGAATTAGAAAACTTCCAATTCCGCCTGCTCCAATTACTAATACTTTTCTCATATTTATTCCTCCTTAGTTTCTCCACATTTTGTGCAAGTGTATTCAATTATTAATTCTTCAAAATTTACAGCATCAACGCCATATCCTTCCCAAAAGGTATCAGCATAACTGTCTGTCTGTTTCCAATCGTGTTCACACATCTTATTCACCTTAAAACGATTTACCATGCATATATTCACGGCTTTGATTGTATTCAATCTTAGCGAGAATCGCACCCGCTATATCTAAATCTTTTCCAAAAGCATAATCCATAATACGAATTACTGCATCGGCTAATTCTTCTTCAAGATTACTATATTCAATAATCTTTGATGAAGAAGGATTACCTTCTCGCAGGGCTTCAAGTGCTTCACTAATTTCAGCATGAATTAAAGCCATGCGCTCGCCATCATTAGGAGTTTCTTTCCAAAAGCCATGATTAACTGCATTTGTATATACTTTCTTTGCTATTCTATTCCATTCCCTTTCAAACATTTTATTCACCTAGTTCACTTAATTGTTTTCCTTTAACTTGATTGGCTAATTCTAATCCAATCATACTGAGAATCTCTTTGGTTTGTCTGCGAATATTAAATCTAGAAAACCCAGTTTTCTTTGTAATCAATACTTGTGTAATTTGAGTATTCACAGTCATTTTTGCAGTAATCCAAATAATAGAAGCATAATAAGAACGGCCTCTGTTAAATGTATTCTGTTCAACCTTTGATTCAAAAAATTCAAGCACTTTAATTGCTTGACGCTTGAATACTAAATCATCAGTAATTTTATTGAGAGTTTGTTCAAGTAAATACTGAGGATTGATAGGCATGTAGTTTGCGCTATTACGATAGGTTTGGTTAATTTTTCTAACCAAACGCTTTACTACTTTTAAATTAGGTTCAAACTCACCCATTACTTCTTTAAATGGGTAGGGTGTTCCATTTTCCCTTAACGCATAAAAAACAACTGCCGTTGCTCTTGCTTCGTATTGACTTCGGCCAAATATGCCTTTGTTGTTTAAGTCTATGTAAAGTTTTTCAACTCTTTCATTTAAGTTAAGATTAGGTGCTACATTTGCTAATACCATGTTACAATGAACAAGTCCATTTTGAATGGATTTAGGAATCACACTATTTTTACCAAACTTATTAAACTTATAAGAACCTTTTCCAGTAATAACTGAGCCTAATTTCCCCTTGTCTGCTGAATGTTGCAGATTACCGCCAGTATCTAAGATATGGACAGTTTCTTCAAACATTTCTTGAACAAGAACAAGGCCACATTCATTACAGATTCTTTCACCTTGAATCTCATCAAAGTAATTATCGTTGCTACCACATTCATCGCAATTCATCATTATCAACTCTATATTCATTGGGTTCAGCAGTAAGATACCGCCTAATTGTATTCACTATTTTAATTGTGTGGAAGTCGTTTAATAAAGCCAATGCCCTTGTTGCGAATTGGTCGCCCAAAGGAGAACCTTCGGCCATATTATCAATACAAATTGGGCCTCTCCAACTTGGAGGAGAAAGAACTTTTTTAACTATACCGCTTTCTTCATCTTTAAATTCTTCAAAAATTGGTTGCCAAACATAAGTTGAAACCATTTGAATGCCTGACTTATATCGGTTGTTGGTTAGCATCCAATCATAGTCTTTACCACGAATATAAATAGTGGTAAGAACATCATCATCATACTCAGCAGAAAGACGACCTTTGTGTTGAACCAGCATATCTGCAACCAATTCCAATGCTCTAGCATCAACAATATCTTGCATTCTGTTTTGCATCAAAAAAGCAATCATAACCTTTAACTCAGAACTGCTGGGTTCACGACCAATTAATTTAGTGTAAAGACTCTTAGGAGAAAGATACTTCCAAGAGCCTCTTTTCTTTCCATGAAGATAAAAATTACAATATGAATCTAATTGCTTAGGAGTAATTTCGCCCCAAATACCATCACTAATTTCCATAGCCAGCATTTTCTCATCAATTTGAACAACATTTAAACGAACATCTTGTTTTTCAAAATCAACAAAGAAATGAAAAGGTGCTCGGTTTTCAATACAATATAGAACATTTTCAGGTAAATCAAGAGTTGAATAAAGAGAAGAAAGAAGTTTAGCACCATCTTTTTCAAAACAAGCCTTGAAAGTAATTCTAGCCAAAGCAGAACAAATAGTTGCTAAACTGTAAGCCTTACCGTTCAAGTGGTAGCGAATACCTTCTCTTGAAAGAACAATAGGACATTCTTCAATGAACACAATATGATGAAACTGGTCAGCAAAATGTATTTGCTGTCTTAGACTATGATAAGTCCGTTTTTTTCTTGGAGAAATAATGTTTTTCCAAAATAATTCTAAGCCCGCTTGAACAGGGTCTTTTGCGGCTCTTATATAAGAAACGGTTTTGAGTTCAGGAAAACTAAAAGTTTCGCAGGTAATATCACAACTATAATATTTGTTGGAATCGTCGGGAACTGATATATTTAATTTCATTTTATCACATCATATATACATTTTTATCATCATTATCACATTTATTGTGAATTTCTTTTTTAATTTCATCAGCAACCATAAGTTGCCCACCGCACACACGGCATCGTGTGGCTATTTGTTTATTGTTTCTCTTATTGAGAATATAATTTGGGTCGTGTTCTCTCATTTAAATTCCTCATTCTGTTTATTGTTAATTCTTTTGATTTACAGATTTTACAATCTATTCCTTCGCAATTGACTCTATGATAATCAACCAACTCTTTAGTCTTAGCACTTTGTTCTATTAGGTATTTGTGAAAGCCACAAAAGATGGCTTCCTCAATTTCCCAAAAACATTCTTTTAATGTAGTATTTAGTCTAAACATTTTTTCATTCTCATCCATGTATGAATCACAGACATTTATTGCTAAGTTTATTCTTTTAAGAGAGTCGTCTGACAAATCTCTAATCATTAATATTACTGTTTCTAAATACTCTTCAAACGATTTGAAGAGTTTCATTTAATCACCTTAGATTTCGCAAGCACCGCCAGCACAGGCAATTTCGCCTGAAAGGTCTGTATCATCCTGCAATTCTTGAATCAAAGTCAAATCAACATCTTGTAGTGTTTCAGTCAATTTATCATATGTTTCTTTATCGCAGGTTTCAAAAGGTGCTTGAGTATATGTGCCTCCGTCGTATGGAAGAACAGACAGTCCGTTATAATAATGTCGGTTAAGCCACATCCAATCGGCAACTGTTTCCCATTCATCATCTTTAATAGAAATAGTAGCAGAAACATTGTGAGTATTCAACCCATCATTATGTCCTGCACGAACCCAACGAATGCTAAAGTTTTTCACTCTTTCTAATAAATCAAATACTGATTCATGGCGAGTAATTGCTGCTTCTGGTGCTTTTTGAGGAACTGAAATAACAGCCTGTTCGTGCGGATTGAAGAACTCATCCTCAACCAATTCGGGATGATTGGTTGCGAGATAACCATAGATTGCTTCATTCTTACCAACACGCAGACGGCGAATATAATACTCATCGTGATAAGCATGAATCCCACTACTTGTCCCAAGAACAAGAGAAGTCGTTCCAGCAGGTTTAACGCAGGTGGTTCGTGAAGCAGGATTAATACCAATTAACTTAGCAACCTTTTCGTTTTCCTTTTTAACTTCATAGGCGGCCATTTCTAAGTCTAAATGCTCAACAACATTTGAAGCAATACCAGTCATAGAAACTCCGAGCAAAGCATCTTTTTCTGTATTCTTTCGCCAAACTTCACGGAGATAATGAAAATCAGTATATCCTGCTTGAAGCGTTCCAAGGAAAGCGGCGGCAGAAACTCTTGATTCTAAATCTGCTTGGTCTGTAATGTCTGAAGCATTTACTTCAGTTAAGTTACAAAACTGATATGGTCGGAGAGCAATTTCACAACAGGGGTTTGTTCCCCAATCTTTGTCATTATTGAAATAAATTCCCGGTTCTCCAGAACCAGATGCTTTAATTCTGTTCCACAAATCCATAAAGAAGTCTTTAGTTACTCTATGGCGTAGCAATACTGCTGAATTGTTTGCCCTGCCTCTTTGTGGATTGTTTTCCCACCAATTACCAGATTTACAAGCAATCATTTCATGGTCGTCTGCTGAAAATAAACTAATCATGGCCGCACGACGAATACCCCCACTAAGAACAGCATCAGCAATATGACACATAATATCATGTGCTTGAATAGGTTTCAATACAGAACCATTAGGAATGTTTTGAAGCATTCCTTCAATTTTAACAAGACATTCTCTTAATGGTTGTGAGCCTGGGGCTTTTCCGCCAGAAGTTTTCAAAAGAGAACCTTTTGGTCTAATATCAGAATAATCAAATGTAGGAGTAGATGTTCTTATACCCGTATAACATTCCATTAGAATTTTTACTGCATCAGCCCAACCTTCTATTGAATCATTAACTAAATATCGTCGTTGGCGATTTGGGTTAGGATGTTGAATAGGAGTCATCAATTCAACATGATGTCGTTGAACTGAATATCCTACACCTGTTCCTCCTAACAATAGGAACATGGCTTCACTAAAAGCGATGTGAGTATCAATAGGCATATAAGCACAGTTATAAACACGGTTAGGGCTAATTTCAATCGGCTTACCGCCAAATTGCATTGAGCGCATAGAAGGCAAAACTTTCTTAGTCTTGACAAAGTGAGTATAAACTTCTCTAATGTCTGTTTCTAATTGGGGATAAGTTCTAATGTGCATTTCCATGTTTCGCTCAACAATTTCATCCCAAGTCTCTCGGCGGAGAAGTTCAGGGTTGTATTTTGCGTATTTCATATGCACAGTAATGTCTGATAAAATCTTTTTGTTTGGGGCTTGAGTCATGTTTAACACCTATATTTACTTCGTTTAGGTAATTCAGAAAGATTAGAGAAAGAAGATAACCAATTAGTTCCATCGGTTATTACCCACTCCATTTCTTCAAGGAATACCCAGTCCTTAAAATTCAGAATAGCATCTTTTCCACAAGAAAAAAGCAATTCTTCTGTGGATGAAAATGTCTGCCCTGCGTATTCAATCCGAGTCTGCCCTTCGGCATAAATGTAGCCCCTCGTCCCCATAGCGAGGACATGACGGGCGGGATAGAAGTCAGGTTTTACTACTGCTAAACCGTTTATCTGAATACAGGATGCTAATTTCCATCCTTTAAGGTCTAGCATTATTTTTAATCCATTTTGGTTGATAAAATTAATCAAATCGGGTTGCATCACCCGAAAAAGGGGATAGCGCAGGGAGGATTAACCCCACGCTACCCCCAAAATGCGGTTTGGAAGAGTAAAGAAATTACACTAATTTCAATAGCACCCTCCAACGATTGCGGGAGTCAAATCAACAGATTGAACCGTTTCCCAGTTAATTTCACCGATAGATTCTCGGCTAACCATTTCTCCGTCAATAAAGACCCAATGGGTAGGGTGTCGGTCAATTTCATCAATAACCTCGCTTTGTGCGAGAACAACTTCTGTGTGTCCAGTTTCATTCATAATTCTTAACTTAATCATAATATCATCTCCTGATGTGTGTTTTCTCTACTCTTCCAAAGTATATAAAGGAGTCCACTTACTCCAAAGGGTAGTCCCGTTCTGCAATATGGGCTACGATGGCTACGCCAATCCCGCCCAATGCTAATGCACCTGCGGTATATGCAATACCTTTAATCAATCCTTTAATCATTTTCTTCCATCTCCTGCATAATTTTTACAATTTTATTGTTCAAAGTAACCAATTGACTCTGAATCTTAGTTTTGAACTTATCGTTCTCTTCTTTGATTTCTTTGAGTCTTTCACTAAGAGTTTGTTCCATCTGCTGATGGATTTTATCAAACAATTGATTGTCTGATAATGAGGCAAAAGCATTACTAATTTCTGCACTTATCAGAACATCAATGTCAGAGACTTTTGCATACAACTTTTCAATATCCCTACGAACAGAAGCATCAAAGTTGCTTTGTCTCTTTTGTGCTTGTGCAATAACACTTGTTTGTTTTTGTTTCCCATAACAAGTTGGGCATTTTTTCTCCCACCTTGCCGACTTAATCGTTCTACTCATAAAAAATTCATCACAAACAATGCATTGTTTTTGTATTCCAGCCATATTTATTCCTCCCTATCCATTTTTTCAAAGTTTCGTTGTTCTCTAAGATATGAAGAGAGAATCATATCTAGTTTTTCAGGCAAAGCATCAATGATACCTGCAATCAATCGTCGGTTAAGACTTAACCAAAGTCGGTGATAAGTATTAATCACCACCTTCGGTTCATCATTTTCATTCTGTGATATAACCATTGGCGGCATATCTTCTGCGTCAATTATTCTAAATTCTACTTTTGGTTTTATTTCATTCATATTAATTCCATCCTTTCTTTTTTAAGTGCAATTGGGTGTTGAAAGAAACACCCAATTAATTGTCCATCTTCGTCATACATTTCTTGTAATAGCATCTTGCTACAAAACTCAACTGCTTCTTCTGTTGCTTTGTAATACTTAACATTATCTTTTACATCTAAAAAACCACCATACAACGAAATATCATATTCCTTGAAAAATCTTTTCAAGGAAATAAATAATGCACGAATAGTATTATTCATATCATTGGTTGTTGGCTTAATAAGATTCGCATGAAGTAAAGCGTTTTTACAATCTTCATTCGTAACTCTTTCGTGATTCAAAAGGATATTAAGAATCACGGTTTGCATTGTTTCTTGTTCACTATACATTTTATTACCTCTTTATTTTTTAATTGGTTTGGTTGAAAAGACCAACAGCCGAGAGTATATAAAAAACCCAAACATGGCGGCGGTCTTGTCTAAAAGTTGGTTCAACAACAGAAAATGGCGGGCGTATCAGGATTTGAACCCGAATCTTCGGCTTAGAAGGCCAAAATGCTATCCTATTACACCATACGCCCATGTGAGCCATTTCCTTATTGTGAATACGCTTCTGCAAGCGTGAGAGCGTTCATTGTGTTTTTCGTATGAATTATACTCTCAATTCGTTGAATGTCGTCATTCTCGTTCCTATCAACTGAATTAACAATCAACTGTGCTACAATTTGAGCAAGTTTCTGTTGGCTTGTGTTGATTAGAAGTCGGGACAATTCGCCTTTCAAATGGTCTTTGAAGTTTTCATGTGCTAAACAATCCATACATTCAACATTCTCCATAATTTCAAGACGGACATTTGGGACTTTATACCATCCCGTTCCTTGACATTTTTTACAATCCATTTTAAACACCTGTTGGATGAGCCATGTTTGCTTTACATTTAAAGCAATAAACCTCCTTAGTAAATCGTTCACAACCTTCTGTTTCACACGGGGTTGAAATTGCACCACACATTCAAAAGTCCTCCCTAGTTGAGAATAGACGAACTTTCTTTTGATTCCAGTATTGTAAAGAAACCATAGCAATAATTAGATGATTGTAGTTTTGAGCAGATTGATTCACTCGGAAATCATCGGTTGCCTTTTCATAAAGATGACGAGCAATCCTTACCTTTTCCATAACAATATGTTCTTCATTTTCTTCATAAATCATTCCAAACTCTTTTTTTAGGGCTTGAATAACTGTGTTTTCTAGTT